TGGATTGTGTTTATTCTGGCGGCTGGACAGGACTGCCAGCGAGGTACGGTAGTGGGGAGCAGCGAGGAGTGGCAGCACCCGGCGAATTTCAGTAATCGGGCGGCGGGGTTGGAGAACAGGAGAACGAGGATGAGGTCACAATGCAAATGATGCAATCGGTAGATTGGGCTGCAGTAGCCGGTGGAGGTTCTATCATTGCGTCATTGGCGACTCTGATAGTTGTCGCCTTTAACGGCGGCCGTCTGACTCAAAAGGTTGCTGACCACGACGACAAGTTCATTGAACAAGCAAAAACCAACACCTACGTCAACGACAAAATTTCTGAGCACGGAAACCAGTTGTCCAGGTTAGAAGGGATCGATCTGGCAACAAGAAAACACGCAGAGGAGTGATAGAAAGGGAAACCAATGCCGGACAAAACAGCACCACCTGAGCAGCTTGAGAAGATCGCCGAACTTGAGCAGGAAAAGGTAGGCGTCACAGACGAGCAGCGCGACACCATCAACGGCGAGATTCTGGAACAGGACGCGAAGCTCATCGGAATCACGCCCATCACCGGACCAGGCAAGGGCGACCTGTAGCCAAGCCAAGACCCCTTATTCCTTCCCATCGCTCCAGTGCGGCGCGGGCCTATTTCCCCACGCAGGCCGCTCTTCGTGCACGATCTGCATCTCGTAGCAGCAGTGCTCACCGGTCGTATGTTTGCGCTTCGGAGTGCCCGTGCAGTACCGCGGCGCAAAGTCTGCCAGGCCGATGTACCCGCATTTCGTTGCGCCGCAGTCTGGGCACTTCCAGCGCACTAGGAATTGCTCTGCCATGTCATCCTTCTCCCTCAATGGCGCTTACTTCCAAACGCCGCTTTTGGTTATCGCGTGCCGGTTGGAGTCCGTCCAAGTGTCCTCTGCGCCGTTCTTGTGAGCCTCTACCCAATCGATCATGTACTCGCAAAGCTGAGCGTGCCACTTGCGCTTGTCAAATCCGGTCGGCGTCCAATGGCCGCTGTCAGCCTTCTGCGCGTTTCGCAGGTATTCGTTGATCTCTCCGGTAGCCGTGACCATTGGAATGTACAGACATGCCGGTGTGAGCGCGAAAGAGAGCTTATCTGCGAAGCAGAGGCGAGACGGATGGGCATGGTTGGCCTTGGCGTAGTAGCGGGAGTGGTACAGGCTGAAGTGCATCCAAGTGACCTCACCTTTGCGCCAGTCGAACAGCCGATGCATGATTGTCGCTCCGAGAATCGGATGCTTCTCGCCCTCCGGACCGTCCATGTTAGGCTTCCCGATGTATCCGAGATCGTGCACGATGAACGCAACCCATAGGCGCGGATCGAAGGGAAATCCGTACAGCTTCCACCATCCCCAGGCCACAAACCAAGGATGCAGGAAAAAGCAATGCGCGCCGAACAAGACTGATTTCGTTCCGATTTTCATATTTATCCCCTCGCATACACATGGCTCGGCACCTTCTTGAGCGCCTGCCGTTTGATCTCCGCAGCTACTTCGTCGGGCCGCGGGAAGAACCGCTGCTCGGGGTCGATGCGCAGGGCCTGAACAGCCTCCACAACGCGCTGGAGCCCCTTGCGCACGGCCAACTGCTCATAGTCGGCAAAGAACTCACCGATGCTCTCCTGCTGGTCCTGGCTGGGGTACCTGCGCGTCAGGCCGTCCATCAGCGCCAGCAGGGTCGTAGAGTCCTCTTTCGATAGCGATTTCTGCAAGGACGCGGCGGGCGCCGTCAACACGCTGTTTAGCTGGGCTGGGCTGATTTTTGTCAGATCCGACATTTGTGCTCTCCTGAAGTGATTTGCCGTACTTGTCGATTGGACGCGCCGCGAAGTTCGTAATATTGCCAATCCAGCGGCTCGGGCGTTCCGTGTGGTTCACTTCCGACTTGAAGCGGTTGCGCAGGTAGCCCATGAACTGTTCCAGCGTCGTGTTGGGCGTCTCGCGGAGCCACATCTCCAGGTTGCGCCCCTCGGCCGGCCCCCAGGGCATCTCCACGCCGGGATTCTTGGATTCCCAGTAGCGCAGGATCGCAGCCTTGAATTCGGCGTGTCGACTCTTCGCGGCCTCCGTCTTTTTGCCTCGCGCTGCTTTTGCGCGAGAGTGTTTCTGTTCTGTTCTGTTCTGTTCTGTTCTGTTCTGGTGCGTTTCATTTTGCGTTTCATCGCGTTTCTGAAACGTTTCATCCTGTTTCAGTGCTTGTTTTGCGCGGAATTTGTTGACTCTATCCGTACTAGAATCAGATACAAATTGACGCTTGTTCCAGTTCAAAACAGCCCAATTTTCATCGATAAAACCCTTCGCTTGAAACGCTAATTTTGTTTCATGAAACGTTTCATCATCGTTACATCCAATTCCATATTTCAACTCATCACAGGAGAGTTTCTCGGTGAGTCCAGAGCTACGCAAGCAGAACAGCCTAACCAGCCGGATCTGTAGTACATCGCTCATGGTCCGAATTTTTGGGTCTGTGGAGAATTCAGCGTACATCCTGAACCACTGGTTCATTTCGTTCCCTTCTAAGTAGGGCTGGCGAGGAGAGCCTTAGAAACTCTCCTCTGCCACTTTCGGCTCCGCTGATCAGGCAGAGCGCCGTAGTCCTTCGCAGGCGCGGTGGACAGGATCAGTTTACACCTTTGGTCGCGGACTGTCTTGGACAAAATGCTGGGCGGGATACTGCGCTGATTCCCGCCCGGTTTGCGTGTAGGTTGCCTAGCTGATAATTGGCAGGTTCGCCAATTCAGCCACTTCGGACGTTTTGATGCGGTTGCGCAGCCATTCGGAAATGAGGCCGATAGCTGTGATCTTCCAGGCTCCGCCGTCCGCTTCAAACAGCGCCAACTGTGCGCCATCCTTCACGCGGAAAATGAAATCGCTGGCCGGCTGATCCAGTTCGCGGAACGTGCGGAAAGGCTTCAGCGTGACACGCGCCTTGACTTCGACGCTTTCCTTGAAGGCTGATCCGCGCTGGACGGTAACCTCCTGGGTGATTCCGCTGTCCACCTGCTTGACAGTTTCCTTGCCGGTGATATGGCTTGCAAGGTCGAGAAGTCCGGCGAGGTCTGGTGTGCTCTGGAAATGGGATTGCAGACCGATGATGAAGTCTTCTTGCGGACCGAATCGGTTGAAGTAGGGGAAGGTGGTTACGCCCTCGGTGAGTACCGCGGTCACATGCGCAATGCGGCGACCGTAGCTGTCCGCCTTGCGCTGAACGAGATCCACACGTCCAAAGGTTGTGACGTGGATCAAGCTTCCAGCTACTTCGAAGCCGTCCACGCCGGATTCGAGCAGGTTGACAAATCCATCCAATGTGCCGACAGACAGCGCCGGGGCTGATGGGGTAGGAATGAGTGTGAGGTCGCGCGTCCCGTAGGGCAGACCGTGAATTTCGATCTGGGTTGCGGGCGCAAGGTCAACGATTTTCTGGATGAATTCTGCGGATTGGTCCAAGTTACACCGTCTCTTTCTGCTGCTGTTCTGCTTCGGTTTCGCCTTCAAATAGGTCGATTTGGCTGGTATCCTGCGTGAAGGCCTCAATAACGCCATCAATCTTCTTGAGGTAGATGGTCGAGTCTACGCCGTTGACTGGCGAGAGCTTGGTGTCAACCGAGCACACGACAGCGGCCCCGGAGCGGTCCTTGTATGGGACAAACTCGAAAGTCAGGGAAATCTTGCGGTGCTTGTTGAGCAGCGTGTTTGGGTCTTTGATGTTCGCGTTGACCGCCTCTAGAGCGTTCTGGAAAAGCGGATGCGCCGCGCCCCGGCAAATCGTGAACAGGTCTACTTTGGGAGCTTGCATTTCTGTCTCATTTCTGCGAATTCCATCGCGTGGGTTATGCGGTCACCTTGACCATCTGCGCTTACTTCATCACCGCGAGCGTTTCGATGAAATCTTGCAGCGCCTGGGCGTCTACCTTGAAATCGATCTCACACTTCTCCGCTTCCCGCTGCGCACCTTCCCAGTTTTTGAGTGTCTCGTTCCGCGCAGCGACCAGCCGGACAAGTTCCTGCGCTTGTTCGGTGTTCATTGCGCTCACAGCCTCGATGCTCAACGTCTGCGCCTTAGGTGTGCGCTTGGTACCTTTGTCACTGCGCGGCGCTCGTGTGGGTGCCTCTGCTGCGATGGAGGGTTTGTCTGCGCTCAGGTTCATCGCTGCAACTCGCGCTGCGGCGGCGGCGACGGTTTCTGCGTCGTATTCAGGTGCGGGTGTGTGCTGCATCTTCGTTCCTTTCTTTCGGTTATGCGCACTTTGCGCGAGTTTGGTTAGGAAACGTTCTGCGTCCGAGTTCCTCGATCCAGCGTTGCTTCTCTGTCAGCGGCGGATCGCGTTCGTAGCGCACAGATCGGTAAGCTGCCTGCGCGTCGTTCTGTGCTTCCAGGTTAGCCTCGCGCTGCCCTGCGGCGTCCAACGGCTCCGGCGGGTCAATGATGCCGCGCTTGAGGCTCCAGATTGCGACGTAGCGCGTCATGCGTGCACCTTCAGGACTGAAATCAGCGCACGCTCTGGAAGCCCGTAGTGCTTTACCGCCGTCAGGCCCACGACCTGCCCATCGTCCGCGAATAGGATGCCCGTCAGCGCGTCCAGGGTGGCCCTGCACAGCTTGTCAATGTCCGGCTTGGTTGGTGGGTGCGTTCAGGCCTTCTTGTGCCCCTTGGGGCGCTTGAAGTAGAAGTCGCACTGCACAGAGACCGCGACATGTGGCCCGGCGAATATCTCGCTGCCCTCTCGCGCAGCCAGTGCGGCATAGCCGACCGCCTGCCGATAAGGCATTGTCTTCGCGTTGTCGCAGGTGAGCCGCGCTTTGCCTCCCACGATGAACGCTCGCATGCTCCCTTGTGGCGCTGGCCGGCCAAGAACCTCGAACTGGATGTAATCGCTCATGCGCTCACTATCCTTGTTATCCCGTCGTAGAGCCCGCGCCAGACAATCAAGCACGAGTCGCAAGATCCCGTGAACTTTCCGCGCGTCCCGTTGGGACGGATAAAACTTACCCGCTTTCGGATACAGCGAACTTCCAACGCCTTCCCTATCACGCACTCATGCCACCATGCAGCCCGACACCGGAAGGGAATAAGGGCTACCACTGTTTTCCCCTTCGCGGCCTCCTGCGCCGCTCTGCGCACGAACGGCTCTAACTTGCGTCCGTAAGGCGGGTTGAGCCAGATGCAAACCCCTGGCCAATTCTCGATTCGGAGAGCGTCTGTAAGGTGGCAGGGGAGGCGCTTCGTTTGGGAATCCGCCGCCGCATCTAGATCGAAGTCAAATTCTCGCATTAGCGGATCGAATATTTCAGGAGGCGTCATCCATCTTTCTTGATCGCTCATTCGCGCACCCCGTATTCCTTCAGTCTGCGGTAATAGGTGTTTCTTGCGATGCCGAGCGCAGCGCTGGCCGCCCGCGAATGTATGCCGAACGTATCGCGCGCGTTTAAGATAGCCTCTTTCTCAAGCTCCGCGATAGTGCGAATATCTCGAGTGGGAGCGTTGCGCTCGCAGGGAATATCTGGCTCTGGCTCCGGGTCAGTCATCGCTTGAACCAGCAGCGGTGAAGATTCCAGCGCGTCAATGAGGCGGCTTAGGCGCTGCACCTGGCCGCGCAGAAAGTGAAAGTCCTGCTCCATCTGCTCGTGCGTCATGCGCACACCGCCGGGAACTGTTTCCACTCGCGGCCGTCGAGCATACAGCCAGCGGCTTTCTTGCCTATGCGGACGGCGATTCCCGCATTGGCATTGTCAGCGTGGCCACATTTCACTACTTTAGTGGGACGCGACTCGAAGTCGCGTTGCCAAGCCGCGCTATAATGCCCCTCGCCATCATGGGATACCGAGACAGGGCCGCCTTGTTCGTGGCCGAATGGAACAAACTCGCCCCACTGCTTAAAGAAAAACGGCACTCCAGCGCTCGCGCATTGATCGCGCAGACTACGCGCCCAATCGGAGTGCATGGGCCGCGCGCCGGGCCCGCTCTCGCCCCCGCAGATCACCCAGTCGATTCCTGGATTAACTGGCCGCATCTTAAGCGGATAATCGCTCTGGCGCGGAAGATGGATTTCCAGCGCGCCCAGCAATGGCTCCGCCGAGATAAACCGCACCGCCGCGTCGATGGCCAGCAACTCAGGAATGCGCTTGTCGGCGGCCTCTTGGTTCTCCACGCTCACGCCCAGCCAGCAGCGCGTCAGCTCAAAGAAGCCGAGGTTCAGGTTGTCATCGCACATGACCGGAAGGATGTTATGCGGCCGCTTGGTCAAAAGCTGCCAGTCGAGCGCATCGCAGGTATCGCCAATGATCCTCCACAGGGCTTGCCGCGCGGCCACCGGCGCTTCGAGTTCAAATATGTCGGCCTGACTTGCGCAGAATACCTTATCGCGCCTTCCCGCCGCCCGCGCCGCCTTCGCCCACCTGATTGGTTCGCGCCAGTTCGCTGCGCTGGTGATGTGCCGCGGCGCGCCTGGTCCCCAATGGCTCACAGGTCCGAGCATGTGCCGGTCGTCGCGCGTTTTCGCGTAGCAGTTTGCACAGCCCGCGCTTACTTTGGTGCAGCCGATCCACGGATTGAACGTGTGATCGGTCCATTCGATTCCGGTTTTAGTTCCCATTTACCACCTCCACATTGAAAGCTCTTGCTTGCTTGTCCTCGTTCTCCACGCGCCCGATGCTACCCTTGACCCGCTGGCCGATCTCGGGCAGTTTGTGATTGCGCACATAGTTGCGGTGAAAGAAGAGCGTCTCGCCCGCATCTGTGCGCACCCAGCCTATGTCGCGTTGCGGCAGCGTATTCTCTACGACGCCCGTGAAAGTTTCAGCTTGCTGCGCTGTCTGCTGCATCTTCAAACCCACCTTTCGCCCACTCAATGTCAGCGTCCGATATTCCCATATCGCCGAAATCCTCCGCAACGCGCTCCGGCTCGGCAACCTCCGGCGCGCGCTGTTTCAGGCGCTCAATGGTCGCGTCTACGTCTGCGAGGAACCTATCTGTCGCCTCGCGCATCTTCTGAATTTGCGCTTCGCACTCCGTGCGGTGCAGTCGGATGGTGAACTGCACGTAGCGCCGCGGCAGGATCGGGCCGAACATCGCGGGATCGTTGCTCATGCCCCCGTCGCGCGAAATGAAGTCAATCCATTGCAGCGGAGGGCAGCACATGAACGCGAACCAAAGTTGCGGCAGGTTGCCTTCCGGGATCGCTCCGCTGTCTAGGGTTTGCAGGTGCGTGGTCGTGCGCGGGCACTTCGACTCGATTGCGCCGACCAGATTGCCAGTGGCATCGTTCACCAGGCCGTCTGGGCTCCAGCCGCAGCGCTCATTGTCGCCCACCACCATGCCGACCTCTTCGACCATCACGCCCTCTTCGAGTTCGTAGGCCGTGCGGGCCGCGGGCTCAGAGGACGTGCCAGCCTTCATGGGCGCTGAAACAAAATGGTCCTGTGCCGCGATGCCGCTAAGGATCTCCGCGACCTTCTCCAGCCGGTAGAGCTTGCGCTTGGAGCCCTCCACGCCTTTCAGCGTGAAGTCGAGAATAGATGAGGAGCTGGAGGCCGTGGCGCGCCCCAGGTGCGCTTGGAAGAAGTCATCGGACACGTTGCCGTCCGTGCCGTGCTGCGCGAATCGTAGAATCTGCATCTAGTTCAACCTTTCCGGCGCTGTTTCGTGAATATCTTGCGCAGTGATTCCCACGTCACGCACACGGAACGCCCGAGAAATCATCATGATCGCAGCCTCGAAGTACCGCGCGTCGTCTTCCCATCCGGCTCGATCTTGTCTAGTCTTACTAGCGGCAATCCGCAAGCAATTCGCGCGGCGCTCTTTGAGCCATTCAACTACAGCATGTTCGTCCATTATGCCTCTCAGTATTCGATGGTTACGTGTGGCACAGCGCCCTTTGCGATGGCAATGAGCAGGTCTTGAGCGCGATCCATTGGGATGTCGAGCGCAACAATCGCGCCCAGGGCTTCATTGTCGATCTTGAGCCGGTGTGCACGATTCTTTGCGCGCTTCTCGGCCTCGTCCATATCTGCCTTCTTCTGCGCTGCCACGCGCTGGCGCTCAGCCTCAACCGCCGCCTCCTGGTCGCGTTTGGCTTTGGCTGCCGCCTGAAGGCGATCTTGTTCGGCCAGCTTCTCCGCGTCCTTGCGGGCAGCTTCCGCGTGTTCGGCGTCACGGATGCGCCGGACCTCTGCTGCTGCTGCTGCTCGCGCGGCCTCTGCCTGCTGGTCTGCGAGACGCTGGCGCTCCTTGGCGATAGCTCTGCGCTCGGAGTCCGCAGCCTCTTGCGCGGCCAATACGGCGCGGTGGGCAGCTTCCTTGAGGTCACGTTCTGCTTTCTGCTCTGCGGCGATCCTCTCCGCTTCGGCCTGCTTCGCCCGCGCCTCAGCCTCGATGCGCTCATTCTCAATGCGCCGGCGCTCACGCTCGGCGGCTTCGCGGGCGATGCGGGCCTGCTCCTCTGCGCGGCGCTCTGCGGCCTCCTGGGCTGCTTTGGCAGCGGCTTCCTCGCGTTCCTTGATGGCGCGTTCGGCGGCTTCGGCGCGGAGAAGAATCAGTTCGAGCGCGTCTGCTTCCCTCTTTTTTGCGCGAACCAAAAGAACGTCTGTGCGGTGAATTTCCTCCATCAACACGTTGCGGGCGCGCGTGCTGAATTCCTGCCAGTCCCTTGCCGGGTAGTTCATGAGAAATGTAAATCGCTGTTCCAGCTCCGTGACCGACTCACTCGCCCCGTATCCTTCCGCTTCCGGTATCGCTGCCAGCGCTGCTTCGTGCGCAGCTTTGCGTGCAGTCTCCGCGTTTTCCAGGTCCGTCACCGGCTTGCGCACCTCGACCTTGAACGCGTCCAGGTCATCGCGCATGGCCTTGCGGTCGGCGTTTACCGCGGTGACCACAGCGCGATGTTCCTCTATAAGAGAATCGCCTAGCTTATCGAGCTTAACCTTGGCGCTGGCCACACGGGCAGACAGCGAGATAATGCGGGCACGCTGCGACGGGATGGATACGTCAAGCGTTGCAAGCTGGCCGCGAACTTCCTGCTTGAGCTTGTCCACTAGCGCGGTGAGGGCGCCAGGAGCGTAGACCAGCGCTGCGGATGTGGTTTCGATTACTGCCAGCGAAGTGATGGTGGATTCCTCTGGCGCTGTAAATTCGATTGTGGGCTGTGCTGCGTGTGCTTCGGTATTCAGTCTCACTAGACTCTCCCTTCAGATTGCAGTTCGCGGTAGCGCTTGTTCTTCGCGTCCGCAAAGGTGATCGTGCTCTTGGTATCGCCGGTCGCGTCCGCGGCCTTCTGCGCGGTCATGTACATCTTGCGCAGCTCCTCGGCGTCATTGGCGTTGCGGATGTTGTCCAGGTGCGTGAGGTGGTCGCGCTCATCGAGCACGCCCGGCTGCTTGCCGTCGCTGGGCGGATTATCCACGTTGTCCATCCCTTTAATCGCCAGTCCGCAGGAGGCTACCAGCGTGTAGCGCTCAAGGTAGGAGCCGGTTGAGCCGACCGCCTGCACGTTATTTTTGAACCCGGACGTTTCAGGGGCTGCGCCGAACGTCGCACCCTGCTCCTCGTGGCCCAGCCGGTGCCGCAGATAGCAGGTGCAAACGATCCGGCCATTCTCGCCCTCGGTGGTCTTCCATCGATGTGTGATGCCCACGGCCAACAGCGCCGGGATGAGCTTGTCGCAAATCTGGTCCAGCTTTGCGAACTTGCCCATCACCTGACCCTTGATGACGATCTCCGAGTCCTTGATGAGGGTTGGGGCGCTACGCTTGAAATCCTCGAATGCGTTGATATAGGCCAGCCGCGCCTCGCGGTCCATCATCTCCATCTGGAGCTTTGCCAGGCGCTCGATTACGTCGATACTACCCTCGCGCTCAATTGCGAGCTGCAAGAGGCCCATCGGGCTGGTGACTCCCGCGAGTGGCGCTGACTGCTGTTTGGTGATTGCGCTATCGGTCATTTCGCCTCCGCTGGTGCGCTATTGGCAATCAGGAAATCAAGGATGCGCCCATACTCCTCGATCTCTTCAGGCGTGTAGTTGTTAGCCTCGCCAATCAATTTATGGTGGCGCTTCCATTCTGCGTAGGTATGCACCTGGCAGCCGACTGCGATCTTTCCAGGTGAGTGCTGGATAGCGATGTGCCTCGTCCCTTGCACAGCCAATGGGGATTTTTCAAATATGGCCCCCGTGCCGATGCTGGCCCTCGCGCCGATGCTGGCCCCCGTGCCGATGCTGGCCCTCGCGCCGATGTTGGCCCCCGTGCCGATGCTGGCCCTCGCGCCGATGTTGGCCCCCGTGCCGATGTGGGCCCACGCGCCGATGTGGGCCCCCGCGCCGATGCTGGCCCTCGCGCCGATGCTGGCCCCCGTGCCGATGCTGGCCCTCGCGCCGATGCTGGCCCCCGCGCCGATGCTGGCCCTCGCGCCGATGCTGGATAAATTGATGCCGTCCGGCGCTTGCACGTTGGAGCCAATCATCAGTTTATTTCCGCTGGGTAGCAATCTCCATCCATCGCCATCCACCGGTATTGCATAGATTTCTTCGATTTTCATTGTCTCGCCTCGCCGCCCAGCATAGCCAGGCGCTGCTGTAAGTCCGGAAAGTTTGCAAAGTGGCGCTCAACGAATGCGCGCCGTGCTGCGATCTGCTCGGGTGTGCTTGGCGTCTCAGTCAGCGCATCATCTATGCGCCGGTCGCGCTCTTCGTCCGGGTCGCGCTCAATGCGCTTGTGCGAACCGCCCCAGGGCTGATCGGGGTCGCTGAACCAGGGCTCGTCATGCGGTGAAGTGTATTGGCTCATGCCTCTACTCCAGTCGGGAACGGCGAGGGATGCGTGTTCTCTGGATCTTGCGCACACTCCTTGCAGAAAGCTACGCAGGTTTCCGGATCGTAACTTTCTGGGTCCACATGGTCAGGGCAAATATCTTTTCCGCAACCCTTGCACCACGCATATGCGGTGTATTCAACAGATTCTTTTCCGCATACATCGCAGATTGAATGGAATTTAACCGTGCTCATACGCCACATCCTTTCTGCTGAAGTACGGCGGCGGCTTGGATCATCTCCTCAGCGTCCGAGAGCCACCTGAAGCTCATGTCTTGGATGGGCACAATCTGAAATAAAGGCTCCTTGAACTCCGGCGCACGCCAGGGCCATTTCGGCCCGCTGTAACTCAGCTTGTGCGCAGCGCGCAGTAGCTCAGTGCGGTGTGTCTGCTCTTTCATCGCGTCGAGCACGCTGGCATGGAAGCTGAGCAGCTTGGCATCTACCTCGTGCAGGTCCAGGTCTGAGTCATCCTCGACCGTGATCTCACAGAGAGCGAAACACTGAAAGTCGAATCTCATGATTGCGTCTGCTTTCCGGTGGCCTCGGCGAGAGCCTCCTGAACTTCTTTCAAAACACCAAAGCTGTTGACGTTGCGGAACTTTCCCATGTCGTTGGTGCTCACCGTGCATGGAGTCGAAACCAGGAGCGCCCTCATCATAACTTCAGCGGCTTGAAGAGCTTCGTACATTGTAGGTGCGGCGGCGATGAGTTGCGCGTTGGCCTGCGCTGTGTTATCGCCCACATTCCATTTCTTATGGCGAATGATCCTGCTGGCGACAATCAAGGCGACCATCACGCCGATAGATAAACCCTTGAACCACGCGGGGATGGTCCACGCATCGATGATCGGGGCGAAGTGCACCACGGCGCTGATGAGCGCGGCGCAAATAACAGCCAGAACGCCTAGCGCAATAACATCTTCGCGCAACGTGGAGTAACGTGCTGTACCGTTCCGCAGGGCTTCGCAATCGCGGTCAACCTCAGCGGAATATAAGGGGAGCTGCGCTGCACGCACGGCCTCAACCGCAGCGTAGAATCGTGCGACCGGGCAGAAGTTGCGATGGTGCGAAGGGTTTTCGACTGGGCCGACGATCATGCCGCAGACGCAGGAGAAGTCGCGGCCGTCTTTCATGACCAGGTGCGCGGCCATGTCGTTGCCAGCGTAGATCAGTTCGATGATCGCTGCGTTCGTGGGGGATGGTGCGGGCTTGCGGAAAAGAAGAGAGAGAGCCATAGTGCGCCTCGTATTACTTGGTTAACTTGATGGATTCGCGCAGCAGTTCAATAACAACCTGCCGCAGGGACTTACCTTGCTTTGCCGCCTGCATCTTGAGGGACTTATGCAGCGCGGCGTCGAATTTGGTGATGCGTAGTTCCATGAATCAACTGTAGCACGGTTGTGCGCAGTGTGCGCAATTATTTTCAGGAAAAGTCGAATACCTCTTGGCTCAGGCGCTTGGCGGCGATCTCGCAGTATTTCTCCTCAATCTCGATGCCGATTGCCTGTCTCCCTAGATTCTTCGCTGCTACCAGCGTTGTGCCGCTGCCCATGAAGGGGTCGAAGACAGTCTGATCTGGAGCGGAATAGCTGCGCATTAAGTAAGAGAACAATGATAACGGCTTGCCTGTTGGGTGTAAACCATCTTGCGAGTTCGGAAACTTTACTACGCTTCGAGGGTAGGTTTTATCGATCTCGATAGTCCGTTCCCTCTTCGCATTGTACTTCCCGTAGCTTGCTGTTTCTACGGTGTCTAGGTGGGGCCGGATGTTCTCCGCTATGCGTGCAGTTATTTGCGGGAAGTAAGGCATCCTCCCGTCGCAGAAAACAAGAATGTCCTCGTGTTGGCGCATGGGCATCACCTTACAATTGAGAAACCCGGTGGCCTGCGTCTTTTCCCACACGTCCGACCACTTGAACCGCTTCCGGTATCTGCAGATCAATTCCGCCGTAAAAGGATTCTGAGACGTGCAAACAATTGGGCAAACTATAGCGTCAAAGACTTCAAGAACCGCTCCGGTAACATCCCATGCGCTCTGTGTGATCCCATAGGGTGGGTCAGTCAGCAGCAGGTCGCACTTGGGTAGCGCGGGAAGAATCTCGCGGCAATCGCCCAGATGGATCTGAATCCCTGCATGGTCATAGTAAAGGCTCATTTACGCGGCTTCTTTCCATGCGTAAGAATATGGCACCGCTCGCAGAGAACTTCCAGGTTTTCAGGAACGTTGTTTCTCATATTGAAGTCCCTGTGGTGACGGTCGGTTCCGTTCTCCCCGCATCGTTCGCATGGGCCAAGAGCAGGAACCAGTCTGCAAGCCCTCTTTCGCAGCGCATTGAGAGTAGGCTTGGCTCCATCCCAATGGGGATGCTCGGGGCCGAACTTAACTCTCTTAGCGACATGCTCGGCATCTTGCTTGAATCCCTCTTTTGGACCCGGTTTCAACTTTGGAACGTCTTCGCCCTTTTTACGGGCACGATAGCGGCGTGCTCTCTCATTTGCATCCATAATCACATTCTACCACGAATTATCCGCCGTGGTAGATGGTAATACCCGCGTGCTGGTAGTATGGCGTCATCGCGGGTTCCTCGCACCACACTTCGGGCACGCCTTGCGCCTCTCTCGCGCTCCCAGCATTGCGCCGCATCCCGCGCATGGGCGCAGAGTCTTGTGTTTGGGCGACTCGCGCGCAGTGCGCCGATTAACCTCGCAGCGGATTACCGCGGTCGGTATCAACTCCAGCGGCGGGCACAGGCGGTCAAACTCCGCGACCATCGCGGCCCAGTCGCTATCGTCCCATGACGTGCGTCCGGCATCGCGCATGTATGCGTCGGCAAGGGCTACAGCGGCGGTCCATATCTCATCGCGCGTCATCCGATCATCCATCCCGCAATCAGGCCACCGATAATCAGCACTGCCAGAATGCGCCAGTCCCATTTTCCGTAGATGTCCATGTTTGTCTCGATTCTGCCTGGTCTGCGCGCCCGGCCTGCTTGTCACCGCTTACGGCAAGGACCGCGCGGCGGAGGTTAAATCTTTCCTGTCTGCGGAGTTTGGATGCAGCTATTCCCCGGCTTGCCCAGCTCTCTATCGCCGTCGCTTTGCACGTAAAAAACTTCAGAAAGCAGATGGTCAAGTGTTGTGCGAAGATGACCGCGCAATTGATCCTTCAGAGCACCGCCGAGATTGACAATATGCTGTTTCATCTCGCCGTGAAAATCGGCAGCTACGAGCTGTGTCATTGTCCATTGGGCACGGGTTAGGTTGGTTCCATAGCTGTTAGTGGTCGGCTTTCCTTGGGAGTCCACTTGCTCGTTCCAGTAGCCTGCAATCAGGCGCTCAAGCTCCTTGCGGATAGTGGTAGGTTCGCCCTGCTTCCTTCCAAAGCCATCAATCCGGCAATACTCGCGCTCGAATCCATCTGTGATGGCTTGGTTGACGGCCTCCTGAATGCGCGGCGCTGCAATTGCCTTAAACTGCGCGTCGATCTTTTCTTCAAGGGCCTTTTTGATGCGCGATTCAAGCGCGCCGTCGCTCATAAATTCATCAGCTACGGTGCGCACGATTGACTGTTCGATCTGCTCTTTGTTGATTTCCATTTTTGCTGCTCCTTGTGCGGTTGATTACCGCTGTTACCGTTTGCGGATCGTGTACCCAGCGCGGTGCAGATCGGCTTTGAATGCATTGATCTGGCTGGCGGTAGGTTAGCGGTGAATCTCTTTCCATGCTGCTTCGACGGTCTCGTTCAGCTCGATCTGTTCTTTTTCAGCTTCCGCGATCTGCTTGTACAAACGAGCCAGTTTCTTTGTGATCAAGCTGCCGCGCCGTTCCGCCTCGTTACGCACCGCATAAGCGTCCATGTCGATTGAGTTGCGGAGTTCTGCGTTTGTGTATCCGGTCGGGTTGATTGTCTCTGCGGTCATGTCCGTATCTCCTCAACAACATAACCAGATTAGCGCACATGCCGGAGTGTGTCAAGCATTATTTTGTGATTATTTGCACTCTTGTGCGCGCCGTCACAGTTTATCTGCAAGGTGCTGTATTTGCTGTACTTCTATCATGATGCGCATATGGGGTGCGGGGGTGCGGATTGCTCTCATCTCTCAACTATGTCGCCACAACACGCGCGCGAGAAATCGCCATTTATCGGCGTCGCTGCGGGTAAAAAGTGAGCGCACAATTCCCTTTTCGCGCGAGATGTGCAATTTTGCCGCAGATTGCGTCCTATGCGTGCGCTGTGCCTTGCGCCGTCGGCCTGGTCCGCGTGGAGGTCAAAATCCGCGCCCGGTGTCTCTGATCTCGGCTGCGATTGCTCGCAGGGACAGCCCGCAAAAGTTGAACAAAGCGATTCAGACGCTTCTCTGCAACGCGCTCAGCATATCACGCCAGGCGCAGCGACTCCGCGGAGTGCAGGCGCACATAATCCGGCGCAATATCCGCCCAGAGCACAGCCAGCTTGCCGCGCTCGAGCCGCAGCACAGTGCCAGGCTGGCCGGCGTTCGGGCAGGTTCGCAGCACGACGCGGGCGCCAATAGGGATTGCAGGGTGATCGCTCATTGCGCAGATCGTATCATATATATGTAATTGTCTTGGACAGTCAAAGACAGTCAAAGAATGTCCACCGATGTCCTCAAATGTCACCTAGGCAGAGGCAGAGGCAGATATAAAGTACAAAAGCATTGTCGGCGCAAAAAGCTGCGCCGACGCAAATAGGCGTGCGCTATAATTCGGGGCATGAGCAATCCGAGCCAATCCTGCCTCGACCTGATCAAGCGATCCGAGGGCCTGCGTCTGACGCCGTACCTCGATGCGGCCGGGTTCTGGACTGTGGGCTACGGCCATAAGCTGACCAGCGAGGAGCTGGAGGCCGGCGGACAGACGCGCACGATCACGGAGCCAGATGCGCTCCTGCTGCTGATCGACGATGTGGATTATGCGGCCAGCCACGTGCAGCGGCTGGTGCGTGTGGCGCTGACGCAGGGGCAACTGGACGCGCTCATAGACTTTGTGTACAACCTCGGCCAAGGGCGGCTTCTGGACTCAACACTGCTCAAACTGCTCAACATGGGCAACTACGCGGACGCAGGCCAGCAGCTCCTGCGCTGGGACATGGCCGGCGGCGAGCATCTGGCCGGCCTCACACTGCGCCGCCAGGCTGAGCTGGCGTTATGGGAGGCCGCATGACAATTTCGCGTGCATGGGCAATCGGTATCTGCGTGGTGCTGGCGCTGGCAATCGTGCTGGGCGGGTACGAGTGGCTGCAAGAGCACGACGCGCGGCTCAAGGCTGAGTCGATACAATCCGCGCAGCAGCAGGTGATAGCAACCGCGCAGAAGAGCATCGACCAGGCCAAGGCCGAACAGGCGCAGACTGCCAGCGACCTCAAGACGCAACTCGCCGCCATTGCCAGCCAGCGCACCATCGTGGTCACCCCGGCGCAGGCTGCCGCAGTCGCCAATACCCTGCCCAATCTCCCCGCGCAGGTCCAGGTCCAGCAGGTTCCGGCCACGCCTACCGCGCCAGCCACTCAGCAGATCGTGATTCCGCAGGCGGACATTCCCGCGTTCCAGGCCTACAAACTGGATTGCGACGAGTCCAGCGCCAAGCTCACGGCCTGCTCACTCAACGCGGCCAGCGCGGCAGTGATCCAGCAGGGAACGGCCAACCAGCTCGCCGCGGTGACCAAAGAGCGCGACACCTGGGAGGCCACAGCTAAGGGCGGCACGTTCTGGCAGCGATTCAAGCATGATGCAATCCAGATCAGCGTGGCGGCCGGAGTGGCCTACGCTGCGGGGAGACTGAGCAAATGAGCGGCAACTGGGCAGCAGGATTCCTCCGGTCGCAACTGAGCGACAAAGACGGCAGCGTGAGCAACACGCGCGTGATGCAATGCCTGATCATCTGCCACGTGTTGGGATGGATCAGCGCGCTCCTGTTCTGCTACTGCCTGATTACCTACAAGACGCACGGCGTCATCAGCATGACCGACATGGTGACGTTCATTGGCTCACTGGGCACGTTCGCGACCATGCTGATTGGCACGCTCGGGATCATCAAAGGCGGAACAGACGTGGCAAACAACCGCGCTCCGAACGCACAGGACCAGGTTCAGCCGCCCTCAGTGGGCGCAGATGGTAAACTCTAACGCAGATTGTGAGGTTTCGAGATGGTGCATTTCCTGGTGATTTCAATCGCGATTTTCGTGGCATTCTTCGTGGGCGTGTGGCTGGCGCCTGTCGTCCGCGGCGACTACGGCACGTTCAAGACGTACGTCGAGAACCAGATCCGGGCAGCCGAGCAGGCCGCGAAGGATAAGGCCTCGCGGATCGTCGGCAAGCTGTAAAGCTCTGCGGCAACCACCGCAGAAATTCCGCAACCCGAAAGGAGAGCGGAGCAGTCCAGAGCAGCCCCGGTGATGAGCCGGGGCGAACCTTCGAGGAACGAATGGGCGACAACGAACAACACGATCCAGTGCAAGCGAAACTCGACCTTCTTCTGGATCGATTCCAGGATATTTCCAACCGTCTCGCGGTTCAGAGTGTCCAGCTATTCGGAGCCCCCGAAGACCAGTTCACAGCCGGCCATTTACCCATGCTCAAGAAGGAAGTTTCCAGCCTCGAAACTCGCGTCACTACGATTGAGAGCGTCCACGCAAAAGAGAGCGGCCAGTCTGGTATTGTGCTCCCCTTTCTGCGCTGGGTGGGCAGCGCGGCACTCCTGACGGCCGGAGCGATGCTGCAATGGTTCTTGGCGAGGCCAAAGTAATGGCGTCCGAAATCTATAATCCCGAAATCGCTGAAGAAATCCTGGTGCGCATGAGCGGCGGCGAGAGTCTGCGCACGATCTGCGCCGACGAGGGGTATCCATGCCGCAGGACGGTAACGCGCTGGGCTGTGCGCGACACGGAAGGGTTTGGTGCGCGGTATGCCGCGGCGCGCCGGGCCGGGGTTGAATCGCGGATTGAGGATGCGAACGAGATCGCGGCAGAGACGCCAACATACACCGATGAGGCCGGGGTCACTCGCATCGATGCCGCTGGCATCCAGCGCAATAGGCTCCGCTGCGATCAGGCCAAGTGGGAGGCTTCCCATTTGCTGCGCGGCGGCATCAAGTCAAGCGCCCCGCTGGACTATAGCGACAAAATACAAACCGAGATCAGCGGAGAGCTTAATCTAAGCCTCGCTGATCGCCTCCAAAAGGCACGCGACCGCGCTAAATCCAAATGACAGATGCGGAACAAGTAGTCGAAGACATCGCGCAGTATGCGGATGATCCACTCGGCTTTGCACTTTACGCGTTTCCCTGGGGAGAGCCGGGCGAGCTGGAAGACGTATCCGGCCCGCGCGTGTGGCAAGCTGATATTTTAGACACAATCGGTCGGCATCTACGATCTGCAAACAGATTCGACCCCCTGCGCATCTCAGTAGCCAGCGGCCATGGTGTCGGTAAAAGCGCTCTAATATCAATGGTTTGCGGTTGGGGAATGAGTTGTTATGTCGATGCGCGCATCAACGTCACGGCCAACACTGGCAAGCAGCTCGATACTAAGACCTGGCCAGAGCTGGCGATATGGTTCCGCAGACTCATAAACGCTGACTGGTTCAAGGTTAAAGGCGAAAGCGTAGGGGTCAAAGATAAGGGGCACGAGGAGACTTGGCGCATTGACGCGGTGCCGTGGTCCGAAAACAACCCGGCCGCCTTCGCCGGACTGCACAATAAGCGCAAAATTGTGATTCTAGTGATGGATGAGGCTAGCGAAATCCCCTACATCGTCTGGGAAACAAGCGAGGGCGCGCTCACTGACGAAGACACCGTCCTGATTTTTCTGGCATTCGGCAATCCCACGCAGAATACCGGCGCATTTCGTGAATGCTTTGGAAAGAATAAGCATAGATGGGTGCGCAAGCAGATCGATAGCAGGCAGGTCGAAGGCACAAACAAGAAGCTATTAAGCGAATGGGTTGATGATTACGGCGAGGACTCCGACTTCGTACGAGTGCGCGTCCGCGGAGAGTTCCCCAGGGCGGGAAGCTCTCAGTTCATCGCCGGTGACGTGGTGGCAGATGCCCGCAAGCGCAACGTGGGCGACCAGAGCAGGGCATACAAGATCCTCAGCGTGGACGTGGCGCGGTTTGGCGACGATCAGACGGTGATCGGATACCGGCAGGGCCTGCGCGCTGTCACGACTGACAAGATTCGTGGCATGGACACGATTCAGGTTGGCCGCCAGGTCATCATGCGCATTCTCCAGGAGAAGCCGCGGTCGGTCGTGGTTGACGGTGACGGCATCGGCGGTGGCGTGGTGGACTACGTGCGCACCTACCTGCCCGAGGCGTGGAAGGCGGCCGGTCTGCCTCACACGATGCGCAAGTTGCCGGGCGAATCGCCAGAGATCATCCTGCCCGAGTGGTTCCGCATCGAGGAGTTTCACGGGGGCGCCACTCCTGGCGACCAGTTCATGTACTTCAACAAGCGCGCCGAATGCTGGGGAAAGATGCGCGACTGGCTGGTAACTGCGCAGATTCCCGACGATCCGGAGCTTGAGGCAGATCTGACGGGCCCGGAGTACTACCATAGCGCCAAGAACCAGATTCAGCTTGAGCGCAAAGAGGATATGAAAAAGCGGGGCTTGTCATCGCCTGACACTGGGGATATGCTTGCAATGACGTTCGGCGTCACGCCGATGAACAAGACGCGCGACGAAGCGCTGGTTGAGGACCTCGCCAACACTCCGGACCCGATGGAGCGCCATTTCAAGATGCTGCGCGAGACGGATCGGCGCGAGAAAGCCAAGAAGCCACTCCAATTCTGGGAGTAGAGTGCTACTATGTTCGCAATGACCTTTCGTGACCGAATCCGCGCATGGCTGGGCATCACGCAAATTGTGATGGCTGTCACAGATATTCCGTCATTGACCATGTTCAAGGCGATGGAGATGAAGCAGGCCGAGCGCCACGACGCGATCCTGGACGCGCTCAACCGCATCGAGCAGCGCATGATCAACGAGCACATCGGCGTGCAGCCGCGCGAATTCACTGAGCCCATACTTGACTGGGATACGGTGCAGGCTATTGCATTGACACAACTTCAACGCAATCCAGAAAAGGAGTCGTAATGAGCGATGCACCCAAAGAGACACCTTACATATATCAGCCATTCGGGATTAACGATAAGGCTCATTGGGATGCAGGCAGAATCTACGCAATTGCTGCAGATTCAATGCTTACCGAGATTTCTGGATTAACCAAACCGGAGGCCGAACGAATTTTATCGGCCATGAAGGAGTCGTAATGGCACAGAGCTTCAATTGGCCGATGGGCGGTGGCGGAAAGCCTCCCGCGAAGAAGATGGCGAAGCCGATGGCGAATCCCGCCGATCAGGACGAGATGCACGCTGGCGAAGACGATGAACCGGACGTGAACGACAAGCCGGTCCATACCGAGCACCACCCGGAGGGCCACCACACGACCACACACGAGTCCGGCGCGGCGCATGACAGCGAGAACCTGGAATCGCTGAAGGATCACCTCGACAAGTACTTCACCGAGGAAGAGCACGAGCCCAGCGAAGGCGGCGAAGAGGGCGGTGGAAAGTGGTAGTCAGCTACGCAGAAGGCACAGCAATCAACCTCCAGGACGCCGCGCGAGACCTCGACGCGCGGCTCAAATCGCTGGAATCGTTCGAGAGCCAACCAGCGCCAGTCGACGAGGCGCTCACCTCGCGCGTCAAACTGCTTGAGGATGAAGTTACCCTCCTGCGGGCCGCACTGGAACCAAAGAGCTAGACATGCCCTTTCGCTCACTCAAGCAGGCCCGCTGGGCGCACTCTCAAACCGGAGAGAAGGCGCTGGGCGGACCTGCCAAAGTGTCCGAGTGGGATTCCGCGACAAACTTCAAGTCATTGCCAGAGGCGACCATGAAGACCAAGACCGTAGATTTAGGCAGCAAGGGCAGTTTTCAAGAGAAGCCGGGCGCGCTACACGCCATGCTTCATGTTCCTCCCGACCAGAAGCTGACAGCCGCACAGGAAACGCCGAAGCCCGGCGACTCACCGCTGTTACGCCGGCGCAAGGCGTCGGCCAAGGGTTTCTCCGCGATGAAACACTGAGGGGTAGCATGGACTTCGAGAAGCAAAAGCCAGTCACAGACGAGTTCCGCAAGGGTTGGAAGCGCATCTACTCGCAGCAGGAAGCACGGAAAGAGAAGAGCGTAGACAGCGCGGGAACCTACGAAAATGGTTGCCCAATCCTGAGCGAAGGCCCGCAGAAAGACGATCTCTAATGCCTGACCCTACGCTGAACCCCGACGAAACCGAGCAAGATGAGCAAGAACCCAGTGCGCCGCGCCTGACTCCCATGCCCTGGCCTCCACCTGATTACGTTCCGGGCAAGATTGCGCCATGGTTCTGTGGTGCGCAGGAGAACGGCAAAGAGGAAATCTATGGCCCGGACGAACTTGGTGAGTACATCTCAGCGATTGACCAGCTTACGCAGAACGTCAACCATACGGACGCCGCAGCGCGAATATGGGAAGTGCTCCAAGCGTGGGAGATGCGCCTATTCCGGCGCAATTACCAGTTCCTGAACGTAGGCTGGAAGGGCTGGGGCATGTTCGGCGGCTCATCGGGCGCCAGCGGTGCGCAGAGTGTCATGGCGGCCGGAAACGCGATGAAGCTGTTCTCCTGCAATGTCTTCGGTGCGCGCCACAAAAAGATTACCGCGCTGCTCAGCCGGGTTGTGCCGGGTACGACCGTTGCCGCAGTGGACGATGAAGACCCGATTGACCAGGCCGCAAGCGAAGAGGCCGAGAAGTTCCTCGAAGTGTTTCTGCACCAGGCGAACCTCAAAGGCGTAGTCAAGAAGGCGGCGGGCTATTTCTGCACGGATGATCGCGTTGGGTTCCTGACGTTCACGGTGGCCGACCAGACGCGCTGGGGAACGGAACTACCAAATAGAAAGCAGGAGACGTATGGAGAATCTGAACCAGAAGGTGTTACGCCTGAAACTGAAATGGACGCAGATTCCACTTCCGAAGATGGGAGCGGCGATTCCTCCGGGGACGAACATTCAAATGAGTCAAGCGAGAAACCCGCCCGCCGCGAAGTAACCTTTGTCGGCGGCAAGCTGGAGTGGAAAGTACCGCTCATGGCCGACGAAGAGGAGGAGATGGGCTGGTGCAGGTATCAGCACGAGGTCTCCGTCAACAAACTCAAGTCGCAGTATCCGTGGATTCGCAACAAGATTGCCGCTGGTGGCAATGTCGGCGGCATGGACCAGATTGACCGGCTGGCGCGCATCAATGTGCGGCTGGCAGTCCAGGCTTCTAGTTCCAGCGGCGAGGCCTACAAGAACGACTCCACCGAGAGCGTGACCTTCTACAAGCCCAGCGAGTATGAGGGCATCGAAGACGAGGAAGTCCGCGAACTGTACCTCGAAACCTTCCCTGATGGGCTCGAAGTCTGGCACGCTGGCGGAAACTTCGCATTCTGCCGCAATTCGCGCATGTCCAAGCGTGTCAAGTTCGCGCATCCAGGGCCGGGCGACGGGCAGAACCGCGAAGCGCTACTCACAAACTACCTTCCACTGCAAAAGGTTCTCAACGCCAATATTTCACTCGCTGATCGCTATTTCCGTTCTGCGGTTCCTCGTCGCTACGCACTTGAGCCGTATATCGACACGCAGCAAATGAATTCTCAGTCGAATGACCCCGCGAAGGTGACGGCGGTCACTGGACTTGAGGATAAGGGTCTGAAAATCAACGATATTACCGGCGTTGAGAGCGTGCCGGTTCCCAACGATTCGCTGCTGACCTTCATTCAGTGGCTCATCCAGGGCGGACCCGAGGCGATGGACGGCGGGTCACCGGCTGCGTTCGGAGAGGCAGACGGTTCCGAAGACCAGGGCGTGTTCAAGACCACGCGGCTCAAGCGCGACCAGGCAATGCAGGTATGGTCGATGCCTTGGGGGGCGCTGTGCGAGGCTGTATGCGCCATTTCTCAGCAAGCGGTTGAGTCTGCCGCGGCGAATCGCATTGCCGACTTCAGCGCATCGCTGCCGGGGCAGAAGAAGCTCAAGATTGAGTTGAGCAAGCTACAGGGGAATGTGCTTGTACAGCCGGCATCTCTCGAAATCCCGCAGACGCTAGCTGAAGAGCAAGAGGAGGTGGAGCAACTTATTGAACAAAGTTCCAATGTCTCTTTCTACCAGCAGCTAATGCTCGATCCGCGAAACGTAGAAATCTTTATGAGAATGCCGTTCATGTCGAAGCTGAAAAGTAGCATTAAAGACCATGTGGAGGCGCAGCAGGGCGAGTTTGAGATTCTGATGCGCTCCGGGCCAGTTCCCAATCCGCAGTTGGAGCCGCTCCAGCAGCAACTCGCCGCCATTACGCAGCAGATTACGGAAGGCCAGAACTATCCCGAGGCGCAGACGCCAGAGGGCCAGCAGGCAATGCAGGCGCTCCAGCAAGCAGCACAGCAGTTGCAACAGCAGATGCAAGCCATGCCGCCGCAAGTCTCAACCGTGCCGATAGCGCAGGACAACAGCGAGAATCACATGATCCACGCGGCAATCACGCTGGGCATGTTGACTTCGCCGACCGGGCGCAAGCTCAAGCATGGCAACGAGGACCAGCAGTCGATCTGGCAGAACCTGAAACTTCATTGGGAAGAGCACATGAACATGCTCAAGCAATTGCAGCCGCCAAAGGAGATGGAATTTAAGGGCAACGTGAGCATCGACCCCAGCAAGTTCCCACCAGACGCGCAAACGAAGATGTTCGAGTCGATGGGGCTGGAGATTCCACCGTTCGCGCTGCAACCCCAGGACGCAACGCACGAAATCACGACCGAAAAAGAGGGCGTCGACGCAGATGGAACGCCGGTAAAACAGAAAGTCAGTGTAGTTGGTAAACCATTGAACTAAGGAGACGTGGAAATATGCCAATCGAAGGATTGATCGCAGAGCGCGATGGAGATACCACAACTATTATCGGTTTCACGGGTAGCAACTTAGGGTGTGAGGGATGCGGCGGAAAGACAGATACCCTTACCGAAACAGAGGATGGCGTTCTTCTTTGCGATGCATGTATTGAGATATGTGGCGAAGAGTAATCTGAAGGTTTCACTGGCAGGAAAGCCGCTCAACTGAGCGACGGAAACGAGGAGACATGGCCTTGCTGAGAGTTAAGAGTCTTGTGGAGGCAGCCGCTTTTGTCCGAGAGCATAATCCTGAAATTAAAGGGCTTGTAGCGATGCCCTTCGATGAGGATTGCTCTCAAATCTTCGCTTGCGATGAACACGGGGCACCGGTAGGGGACCCACTTGTATGTGTAGACGCAAAACAGTTCTTACAGGCATTCCAGGAGGCACAGAGACATGGAAACTGAAGGCGCAGTTGAAGAACTTGAAACTGGACTAGATTCCGGCTCAAGCGACGAAGGTAGTCCACAGAGCGGCCAAGATGTTGATTCCACAGGAGCGGATGGTGGACGACAAACGGACCAAGACGACCCTTACTCGTCCAAGGCCAGCCGCGAGTACTCGCAATGGCTCAAAGGCCTGCGCGACTCCGGCGACCCTCAGGCAGCCAAATTCGCGCGTCTCGCCAAAGACAACCACGGCCAGATGTTCGCACTGCGCCAGCTTGAAAAGCAGGGCCTTGAGGGTGTGCGCGAGAAGTACGCGATCCTCGATTCCGTCATCCACTCGGACCCAGAGCGCGGCGAACTGCATGGCGCCGAGGCAATCGCGGCATTGCAGGATAGCGTGCGCGAGATGGCCGAGGTGGATGAGCTGCTGGCCGCTGGCGATCCCAAGGCGCTCGAAGCGCTGGGCGAGGACTTCAACGAGGGGCTGGCAAAGCTTGCGCCGTCTATCCTTGACCGCGTGCGTGACTCCGACCCGGAAGCCTACGCGGCCGCCGTGCTCCCGCATTTCGTCCAGGCGCTGGCGTCAAGCGAACTGGTATCGAACTTCAATGGGCTTGTGGATGTCCTGAACCAAGCGCCTCCGCAATGGCTCACTGCCGAGCAGAAAACCGCATGGGCGGCCGACCAGCAGCAGAAAGTGATTGCGCTGGCTGGCAATATGGGTAAATGGCTGAATGCCCAGGCTGCGAATGCGGCCAAGCTCGCCAAGCCAGGCGAAGGGGGCGACAAGACGGGCACGCGCCGCACTGCCGGCAAGGACTCGCTTTCTGATCGGGAAGCGCAGTTCAACCAGCGGGAGCAGGAGGCGCACTGGAACACGAACATCGCGCCCAAGCTCGACCAGCATGCCAGCACCAAGTTTTCCGAGCTATTCCGGCCCTATGCCAAGCGGCTCAACCTCGACGCGCAGACCGCCAACGCGCTCAAGATGGAGTTTTCAAAGCGCGTGGCACAGACGGCGGCGAAAGATCCGGCCTATACGGGCCAGATCAAGCGCTATCGCGGGATGCGCAATCCCGACCCGGCGACCGTGCTCAACTTCACCAAGGTTAATTTCGACAAGCACGCGCGCACGGTGATGGAATCGCTGGTCAATGAGCGATACAAGCCGTTCCTGACCGGCAAGCCACGCACCGGAGTGGTGCAAAGTGGTGCAGGGAAGGGAGCGCCGCCGCCGGCCAAGGGTGTGCAGATCGTGACGCAGAAGCCTGCCAACATCGACTACAAGCGCACGACCGTGGACATGATCCACGCGAAGACGTACTGGACGACGGACGGCAAGCGCGTGCAAGTCCGCGCTTGACAAGCTGAGGAATCAGCGGTTTAATCGGTTTCAGAGCCCGCGAAGGTGAAAGCCGACAAACGGGATGGAGACGGGGGAACAAGCCCGTGACAGCCGGAGAGACGGCACTAAGATTCGTGAACCGGAGTCCCAGGCCCGGAAATATAAGGGGTTAGCCCACGAATCCCGAAGCAAATGAAGAGACATCGTGCACGGGCGCAAGCCGCGTGACTTCATTTTGAGGGATTCTCCATGGCAGCCACAGAACTTGCAGTAGAAGCAATCGAACTCGAATCGTTTGTTGAGGAGATTCCTGACCTCCAAGCGCACTTCGACAAACTCCAAACGCGCCTTGAAAAGGGCGGCAAAAAGATTCAGTGCAGTTTCTCCACCAACCGCGGCGGCCTCCAGCGCGCTCCGTTCTGGGCCGGTTGCCGCGTCCAGGGTGGCGCACCTATCCAGCAATTTGGCCTTGGCACCTCGGCTCCCATCGGCGGTGACAGTTCGTCCAGCCCCTACGTTCCCGCGTGGACTCGCGGCTCCGGCTCGAACTTCGTCTCCATGTGCGCCAGCCCCTTGCGCTTCGTCAACGTGTGCGAGATTTCCAACCTCGCTCAGCAGGCGACGGACGGCAAAGAGCGCGGCCTGGTCAAGTTCTCCCGCGAGGAGATGGACAAGTCGCTCCTGGCATTCGACAACGGCGTCGAGGCGGTACTCAACCGCGACGGATCCGGCACCATCGACCAGATTCCGACCACGGCGACCATCAACAACGGAACCGGCGCATCCGGCCCGCAGCACTCCAGTATCGTCGGTTTGAACACGGCTGCCAGCTTCGTGGACCAGCAGGTTGTGCAGGTTCTGAGCGGCATCGGCGGAACAAACAAAGGCTCCTTCACAATCAGCTTCGTTGATCCCGTCACGCAGACCATTTTCACCGCGGCATCGCTCACGCTTACCAGTGGGGCGGTTGCACTGGGCGACATTCTGGTGATTCAGGGCGCAACCGGCGCGGCTGGCTCCAGCGTGTACGGCAAGGACTACTGGATTCAGAATGGCAACGTCGGCACCAAGGGCGGCGTGGACATTTCGCAGTATCCTGGCCGTTTTAGCTCGCCCACCATCAACTTTGGCGGGTCCGGCACTATCGTCAACTCGACCGCGCAGCGTGTGCAGTCCATTCGGATGCGCGCCATGGGCGACGACTACGACAAGAACGAGAAGTGCTTCTGGTACGCCAATCCTCAGCAGGGCGTGGCGCTCAGCGGCAACTACTACAACCCCGGCATCACCCGCATCGATGAGGGCGGCGACAAGGTGGTCGACACCGCCAAGAAGTTCATGCAGGATACCTGGGCTGGCGAAGAGATCGTGTGGTCTTCGACTGCCGAACCTTCGCGCATGGACCGGATTGTGGCATCCGCGTTCACCTTCGGCGAGTTGTTCCCGACCCGTCTGCACGAATGGACGCCGGGCAACCCGATTGCTGCCGTGCCCGTCAATGACGGTACTGGCTCCACGTATTACGACTCGCAGATGTTCGCGTATGAACGCGGGTTTAATCTACTCTGTCCAGAAATGAAACAGCAATTCTTCTTGCAAGGATTGCCAGTTCCGGCAGACGCCTAACCTCTAACCGCGTGGCCGGCGCGTAATCCGGCCAACCGAGACATGAGACATGACCGACCAATTTCCACGCAAGCCGCTTCTTGACCGCATCATTGTGCGGGAGATTCCCATCGCTGGGTTCTATGAGCAGCCCGAGGGAATCGAAATCGACCTCGACAACGCGCACATCAAAGAGCGCAGTGACCGCGGCGTGGTCGTAGCCGTCGGCGATTGCGTCCCGATGGGCGCGGTGACACTGCCGATGCCCGTCGTGGTCGATGACGTGGTGTTCTTCGACGAGTTCGCGCTGAGCGATCCGGTTTTCCTGAACCCAGCGCACAAGAACCGCAACGACCTGCCGAAATACTTCCAGATGCGCGTTTCTGACCTCAAGGGCATCGATGTGGCAAACCGTGCGCGGATGGTCGAGGAGTTCGAAGCGGCGCGTGCCAAAACGGCCGCAGAGGCGCAGGCCAACGGGATGCACGTTGTGGGCTCGGTGCAGTAATGCGCGAATGTCCTCCATGGTTCCAGTCTGAACTGACGCGCGTCGGCGGCGTGAATCAGTACGGCGGACCTGTCTTCCGCCTTGTCTGGTCAGAGAATGAGCAGACGACTATCGGCGGCCAGTGGGCGCAGACCGGATATGTCGGCTACAAGCGCGCTCCGCTGATTCCCGGCGAACCCTGCTGGGCGCTGCTGGTTTGGGAGCCTGCCGAGGTCGCCGGTGGCAGCTACGAGGCCTGGCAGCGCGATTTCCGCGACGAGGAGACAGGGCTTTTGGTATGCGGCGGCTTCCCGAAGTATGGCGCCTACCGCGTTCTGCAGAAGTTCATTCACCGCGAGATCGTGCAGCAGGCCAAAGAGCGGCACTTCATGGACGGCCCGCGCATCCGCAGGGAAGTCGTCCAGACACAAAAGCTCCGCACATACCGGATGGAGCCATGCGGTTTCATGCTGGACGTAATGCTGCCCATGCTGATGGCGTGGCGGCGGCTCTCGAACGCGGCAAAAATAGCAGCGCTCCGGCAGCAGGAGCAGATGCGCAAGGACGAATACGCGAAGTCGCTCAAGAACTTGCGCGAAGACGTAAAACTGAGCCGCACAATGCGCGGTTCGCAACTGGTGCAGCGCCGGGCCGAGGTAATCGAGCGCGGAATGCGGCAGGCAATGGCGGCGGCGGCACAGTGGGGTTTAGGTTTAGCGGTGATGGAATGATGCAATTAGGGATGGAAGAATTCGCCATGCATCGATTTTGCAACCTCACAATAGGCCGCGTAGGCTTCTTCTGGCGTTTTGAAATACCCGATATGGATCTGTTTGTGATTGCGATGTATAACCGCTCTCCACATCGAGCGTTTTTTGGAAACACCTTTGAATCCAGATTTATTGTTTGGCTGAAATCCTTTATTCCATTGATTTTGAGATGCGGAACAAATGCGAAGATTGCTGCGAAGATTATTGAGTCCATTGCCATCGATATGGTCAACCGATTGACCCGGCAATGCTCCAACAATCAAGCGATGAAGAGATATTTTCCCAGCCGCTCTAGTCGCGTAGGAGGTTCTGACTCTTCGGTGATTGCGCCAACTGTATTTGGATGCCCACTCAAACACATCTTCATTTACAAGGCAAGTAGAGCCATCGGAAAGTTTAAGCTCACAGATTCTCATAAGTTCAATTGTATCAGAAAAGAGGCATGAGGCATGGCAAGCGTAGCAGGAATTTCGACGGTCGGATTCGAGGATAAGCGCACCCAGGGCGCAATGAAGGGCGCGAATCCCGAGAACTTCAACGTCATCATCACCGGGCACATGATGCGCGAGCCCCGGCGCATGATCTACATCCACACCGTCGCCAAGCGCTCGACGCCGTTCCTGACGCGCACGCTGTTTCCCAAGCTGAAACTGGTTGCCTGCGAGGCCGGAGAGCGGTACGTGAGTTGCGCAGCCTTTGGCGACCCGATTCCCCAAGCCAGCCCCGACCAGGAGCGCGGCGGAACGCGCATTGACGAGCACGACGGATGGCGGGCAGCAATCGACCTGCTGAATCCGGCGAACCTGACCTATAACCCGTTCTCTGGCGATGCGAACCCGGATTTCTTCGCCAACCGCAATGGGCAGAATCTGATTGCGGAGGGTTTCTGGCCTTCGCTGCATGAAGTACCGCCCGAGGAAGAGATTCGCGCGGCCGAGCAGCGCAGAGACAAGCATTACCGCTATCTGACCCGCGAAGCAACACGCCTGGCGGCCATCTCGACCAAGGAGCTGAACGAATTCCTGCAATCCTATCCGGACACGCACATCGCAATGGACGCGCTCGGAATGCAGGCCCCCTGGCACACGCTGAGCATCGTCACGGCAAGCTGCCCGAACTGCGGAGATCCGGTCAAGCAGGGAATCGCGTTCCACCAGTCCAGCGCGGGAATCTTGTGCATCATCGACCCGGCGCGCGCGCTCAAGGCTGGCGCGATCAACCGGGAGCGCTATGCGCAACTGACGGACGAGGGCGAACAGCCCGAACCCGAGCAGGAGCCGGAAACGCCGGTACACCGCGGGCCGGGGCGCAGGGCTTAACAGGCTTCAGGGGAGCGAGGCTGCGAACAGGTTGCGCCATGTCTCCGCGATTGACTTCGCAGCCTCCCCTGATGAAAGGAATGCACCATGCAGGCAGTCGTCGGCGGCAACGTTCGTTATCCCAACCTACAGGGCATCGCTGACCGTTTTCGCAGCCGCATCAACGACACTGCGAACAACACGTCCGGCACCGGCACCGGCACGGGCAACGAAGCGGGCCTTATCATGCCCAACTCGAACCCCGATCTGCTGGACTTCTTGGATTCAGCGATCACTGAGACATACTCCGACCTGCGCAACGTGGGCGACCCTGAACTGATCCTCGACAACTACATCCTGACCGGAATCCCGGCGCTTACGCAGCAAGATCCCGCCGTGCAGGTGGCGCTCGGCTACCAGGGTTACTTCGACGGCTTTCAGTGGCATCCTGAATGGACACTGCCCATCGGCGTATCGAAGATGCTGGCCATGTGGGAGCGCGTATCGGGAGGGAGCTGGGATTTTACGCCGATGCAACCGGCCCCGTTTGGCCTGCCTGGCGGCTTGCAGGATGTTCGCATGGGCCAATGGGAGATGCGCGAGGGCATGATCTGGATGCGCGGCGCGATGCAGGCGACTGACCTTCGCTTGCGGGCGCGGATTACCTACCCGGTCCCGCTGAGTCCCGTCAATCTGGACTTCTCGACGGCCTATGTGCCGCTGCTCGACTCGAAAAACGCTATCGTCTCGAAGATGCTCATTCAGTACGCGATGCGGTTTGCGCCGGAGCGCTACCAGATGTGCATCGCGGAAGAAGCGCGCATGATGGCGAAACTAAGGCTTGAAGTTGTACGCCAGATGCAGGCGCAGGAGAATGCGCGGGCTGCGTTCGGCGAAGAGGCCACCGCAGACTTTGCGATTGCCTGGGGATGGCTGTAATCCACTGGCGCGAGGAGCGCCCATAACCGCAACTGTTTCCGAGGAGGAAACCATGGCAGGCAACGCACAAGCAAATCTCGTAGTCAATCCGTACTCCCTGGCCGGCGTGGACACCACCACGCGCAGCACGGTCGTAGAGGGAACCGTCCAAGCGGTCGTCGCCAGCGGCGCAACCGTCTCCGCAATCACCGCGTTTCAGGTGGCAACGAATGTTCTCACGCTGACCGCGGTCAACACGCTCACCACTGGCGGCGGCCAGATTATTGTGGTTTCCGGCTTCTCTGGCGGCAATGCCTACCTCAACGGAACCTACACCGTCTCTTCAGCCACCGGGACGACTATCGTTGTTCCGCTGGTCCATGCCGATGCAGGGCCTACCACGGCGGCTGGCATAGCGACATTGCAGCCCACCTACACCACCGGCGGAATTCCGATCAACCTGGGATTTGTGAACAGCGCAGGGAAGGCTTCTCCGGTTGGCACAATCGGGCCGCTTTCTGTTCCGAAGTGGATTGATTTTCATACCATCGCCGGTTCGGCGCTGAATTACAAGGTTGACCAGAGCGCCACGCCGTACAAGTTGCTGATTTTCAGCGGGATCACGCAGGCAACCGACGCTGCTGCGATTCCGACCGACACCGTGGCATTTCGCGCCGAGTTCACCAAAAACGCATTCTAAGGGGCGAAGATGCACGGAACTTCACCACTTCCACCGGTTGTGCTCTCGGGGTACGGAGGTTTGGTCACATTGGCCAAGCCGGACTCCGTACCCGAGGGCGCCTCGCCGCGTACCTATGACGGCGATTACGAGGTTGGCGGGTGGAAGACGCGCGCCGGTCTCACAAACCGCTATACCTTTGCACCGGGTATTCCTCTCGGTCCCGATCCGGGCACGGTCGCCATCGATACTCCGCTGGCCGGACTGCCTTGGAGCAACCCTGGCAACGCGCTGCTCAATACCGGCGTCTATGCCACAGCGAGCTTGCTCGGAGAAGTTGGGGAAGTTAGAGTTGCGTCCGTAAATGTTACTAGTGGCGGCGTTTATGATCCGGCCACAACGATCACAGCTACATTCTCCGGTCCGGGTTCCGGAGGTGCGACGGCAACCGTGCAGACGGCCACGCAGACCGCAGGAAGTCTCACCTGGAAATATGTGACCGGAGTCACAATCACTGCGCCCGGAATCTACACTGGTCCAATTACGATCACATTCACAGCATCAAGCAAAGGCGCGGCAACGGGAACTGTGATAACGCAAGATGTGGGTCCGTTGACCGACGCTCTCGATATTACCGACTTTCTCTTCAATGTTCCCGCTACAAATAATCCGCGAGGGTTTCAGATATTCACCACAGCCTACGCGAGCGCAACGGCAGTCCTAAACGTGCAATTGCTCGCAGACGGTGTTCCACGTGGAACAGCCGAATCGCTTCCCTTAAACGTCGGAACGCCAACCATGCTTACTTTTGGAGGTGTTTCTGATTTATTTGGAGGCGTCTGGTCCTATTCTGATCTGAACAATACTCAATTCGGCTTGCGTATTACGGCCAGTTCATCTACTGCGGCAAACGTCTTTGTTGGTTACGTGACACTTAGCCCTTACCTGCTCCCGGCCCCTGTCAATTTCCAGTATGTGACAACATTTACCGCACAGGATGGTTCTGTGCGGAACATCGCCATCGATGCCAGCGGAAATTTCTGGTATGAGGATTTGACCAATAATCCCGGTGTGCTGAATTTGGTGACCGAGGGCCTGGCAACGAACGCGCTGATTACCGCCATCAATGGCCCCGATGTGGAGTACGTGACTTTCTGCGACGGCAAGAGCGGATCGGATATGCCGCTGCAATACACCAAAAAATGGATCGACCGCATTACGCAGGTCGGTCCCGGCGCGGCTCCTACTTTCACGCCTCAGCAGGCCACAACGGATACTTACGCGATTTCGACTATTACACAGCCCCCGCAAAAGTCCGACCCAGAAGACCCAGGCTACTTCCAGACACTGCAATGGTCGGCTGGCCCGCAAAGCACCGCGCCGGGAAATGTGGTCACCGTTTTCTATGGTGAACAGCATGGCGGCGGCGGGAGTCTGGTCAATCAAGACACCGCCCTTGTCGCCGCGTTCAATTCCGGCAACGCCGTCTATGTCTACATGAGCGCCATGCCCGCGCCGTTCGTGAATGGTACCTATTTGGTAACGAGCGTTGGCGGAGCAGTTCCACCCGGCGGCGAAGGCTTCCTCTGGTTTTTCACCTATCAGGCGACAAGCCAACTCTACAAGCAGTATGGCGGCCCGGATGATGCCACCGGGTACTACCAACAGACGCTGGCGACGATGACCACGGCGGTTCCGGTGCCGGGCCTCGTAGTCGGCAATCAGGTGACGATTACCGGCACATCGGAAACCGGATACAACAACGTTTGGCCGATCTCGCAGGCGCTCAACTCCTCGCAGATGGTCATTACCGAGACCTCTGTTACCGGTGGAGTCGCTACCTACACCTACGCTTTGAGCGGAGGAAGCACCGCCGCGCCGGCCGCTGGCCAGCTCGTGACCATCACCGGCACTACGAATGCAAACGGCGCGCTGAACCAGACCAACGTCACCATCGCAACGGCTACCGGAGGAACCTCGGGCAGTTTCACGGTGGCAGTGTCCGCGCCTAACGCGGTGACCGTAGCCGAAAGCGGCCAGGCTATTACGGCGGGCACAATCTTCACTTTTGACCCCGGCGCCAATGTTGTAGGGACCGCAACCAATCCGATTTACGGAAGCGCCACGGGCGGCTCTCTGACTTTTGGCGGCCCTGCCGGCCAGTTTATTGGAGCAGGCACGCGACAAGGAACCGTCATTTTCATCACGCGAAACGGCTATTACACCGCCCCCGCGCCCCCTGTGACGTTCACCCTGCCATCGAACACGGATGCTATCGCCGTGAACCAGATCCCGATCGGTCCACCAAATGTGGTGGCGCGCGCCATCCTGCTCACCGAGGCTGGGCAAAATGGTGTCCCTGGAGCCAACTTCTTCACGCTGCCGACACCTGTGCAGTACATCGTGGAAGGCGTAACCTACACGACAACATCGCTGTTCATCAACGACAATGTGACGACAACGGCAACGCTGTTTTTCACTGACTCGGTGCTCTTGAATGGGAAGGCTTGCGACGTTTACGGCTACAACCTATTCAACCAGATCGAGATTGGCGATGCTGGCTGGGTAATCAGTTATGCCACGCGCAACTTCTACGGGTTATGTAAGAACAAGGTCCAGAACTTCAACAATCTCAGCTTTGATGGCGGATACCTTCCCGCCGGAGCACTGCTCCCGCTCGGGTGGACCACCACGGACGCCTACGGTACACTGATCGTCAGCGCCAAGTTTGGCAATGCCTACTATATCAAGAACACAAGCGCCGATACGCTTGCGGTAGCCGGGCTGATCTCGCAGACGGCCTATCAAGACGCCTACAACATTCCAATCCTCAACGCCAACACGGCCTACTCGGTGCGCGTCTCCGCGGCGATTCCATCGGGTAACACGAACGGGAATCTGGTCATCTCTCTCACTGCAAACGGCATCACTTACGGATCGTTTACGCTGCCATTCTCGCAGATGACCTCAAACTATGAAACCTATACCGGAACGCTGCTGGTGAACGAGTTACCGACCGTTCCCACGGCGCTGACGCTGAATGTTTCGGCGACGAACTTGGGCGCTGGGGCTGATGTAGAGATAGACCGCGTTGAACCCTTCCCGACTGCGATTCCTGTGCTCGGAACGACAGTTTATGGCTCGTATGCCGGGCTCCCCGAACAGGTGGACGCGGTGACTGGGCAGGTTGGATTCTCCTCAGAGAACCA